CTGGTGCGCTTGTGGACGCTAAGAACGTCACGCCACAAGCAGTCGGTTACGGGCCTATTATGACCCCTCAGGACTGGAGCGGGTCTGCATCCGAGAACTTAAACAACATTGTGTCCGCAAGAACGCCTACCGAGGCTGTCAAGCTCTTTGCGGGTGGTGCTAGTAAGTTATTCCTTTTGAACGGCAACGACCTTACATTTTCAAACGTATCTAAAACCGGTGGCTACTCAACACCTTCGGGCCAACGATGGAACTTCACGCAGTTTGGCAATCGACTGATCGCAGCTAACGGTTATGACAGGCTCCAGGGTTATCTCATGGGGACATCTACGCTCTTTGCAGACCTTGGTGCTGCTGCTCCTAAGTCTAGGTACGTTGCTGTCGTTAGGGACTTTGTTGTTGCCGGATACAACAATGGTGCAACTGTTTATCCCAACAGAGTCGAATGGTCTGCGTTGGGAGACGAAACCGATTGGACTGCTTCAGCGTTAACGCAATCAGACTACCAAGACATCCCAGATGGCGGCCATGTAAAGGGAGTTACTGGGGGCGAATACGGCTTGGTATTTTTGGATCGCGCTGTTGTCAGGATGTCTTATGTTGGTAGCCCGCTTGTCTTTCAGTTTGACACCATATCAAGAGGGCAGGGGTGCTTAGAGGCCAACTCGATTGTTCAGTACGCAGGGATTACTTACTTTTTGTCTGACGACGGGTTTTATATGTGCGACGGACAGTCGATCAAGTCTATTTCGGTAGAGAAGATAGACCGGTGGTTCTTCAATGATGCCGACGTTTCTCAACTATCGTTAATGAGCGCAGCGGTTGATCCGCTCAAGAACCTTGTTATCTGGTCTTACAGGTCAGTTGATGCAGTACAAAGGCTTCTTATTTACAACTTCAACATTGGCAAGTGGTCTTACGGTGAGGCTGACTTCGACTTTGTAGCGCAGAGCACCACAATAAGCACAACTACGTCAGCAGGTTTAAGTTTAGAAGATCTAGACGTTTACGGGAGTCTTGACGACCTACCAGCGAGTCTTGATTCGTATGCCTTCACAACGCAGGGGACGTATCTAACGGGCGGTAATAACGCCAAGATCATCGCGTTTTCAGGCACACCATTAACGCCAAACATTATCACCCCCGACCTTTCTTTGGATGGCAAGCCTTCCGTGTTGACGCTTGTAAGGCCAGTCATTGATGGCGGTTCTTGCTCGGTCAAGATAAGGTCTCGCAGGCTTTTATCAGAGCAGACAGACTTTACGGGGTCAACCTACTCAGCAAACTCAGACAACCGGATTAGCGCAAGGAGCGCAGGAAACTACCATCGCCTCCAAGTCACGCCGACTGGTAACTTTTGGACGACCGCTATCGGTGTCGACGTAACGCTTGTGCCTCAAGGTGTGAGATGATCTTTCGTACGCTGCCTCCCTTTGGTGGCGATCAACGAGCGGTTGCCGAAATTGTCCGTAACATCATGGACGGTAAGACCAACAACACCGGAACGGTAACGCTTGCCACAGGAAACGCCACTACAACCACGATCACAGACGCGAGAATAGGGGTAGAAAGCAAGATCATCCTTGTCCCTTACTCTGCTGCTGCCTATGTAAGCGGATTGCCATACGGCTCGTTTTACGACGTTAACGACCAAACGGCTGCGAGCACAACAGCATCCTATGCAGTCACATTCTCGAATACTGATTTAACGAACAACGTCTATCTTTCTAACTCAAGCCGAATCAATGTTAGGGCGGCGGGAAAGTACAACCTCCAGTTTTCTGTGCAGTTTGCAAACGCTGATACGCAGATCCAAGACGCTGACCTATGGTTGAGAAAAAACGGTACAGATCTAGCAAACTCTAATTCGCAGTTCTCGATTCCTAATTCTCACGGTGGGACAGACGGGCATTTGATTGCGGCGTTGAATCTATTTGTTGATCTTGCTGCTAATGATTACGTTGAGCTTATCTGGGCAGCAACAAGCACTCAGGTTAGGCTTGAGTACATAGGTACTCAATCAAGCCCGACGAGGCCGGCTACGCCTTCAGTCATTCTGACTATGCAGCACATATCAGACGGCCCTCTTATTTACGTCTCCAGCGTAACAAATGGATCTGCAACTGTGACGCATTACCCGAATTCAACGTCTGACATGACCTATGGATATGTGGTGGTTGGATGAATGCAAGATACATCAAGCCAGACGAACTCAGGAAAATTTGGCCGTTTATTAGGGCGGGTCTGGAAACCATCCTCAAGAAAAGCCCAGAGGCATGGATACCTGAGGACATTTACTCGGACTGCTTTGCGGGACGATCACTTCTTTGGATGTACTTTGAGGACAGCTATCCTTGCGGGTTTGTTGTTCTTCAGCCTATCGGCGATAATTTGCATATTTGGTGCGCTTATGGCAAGGGAGATTTTGATGCAGGCTTGGATCATGTTCTCTTGGTTGCGCGAGAAGGTGGCGCAAGGACTATCAGCTTTGATTCGTGGCGTAAAGGCTGGGATCGCAAAGCTAAAGCGTTAGGTTTTCGACCCCGCAAGTGGGTAAGAGAGGTTTGATATGTCAGGTGGTTCAACAAACACAGTGACCAGGACAGAACTTGATCCTGCCATGCGTCCTTATGTCCAGTACGGACTAAGCGAGGCACAACGTCTTTATTCGGGTGGCGGGCCTGAGTTCTATCAGGGGCAGACTTATGTAGGCCCAAGCCAGCAAACGCAGGCTGCTCTTTCTGCGATGCAAAACAGGGCTATGCAAGGAAATATCCTTACTCCGCAAGCCCAGCAGTTAGCCTCGCAAACCTTAACTGGTAACTTTTTAGGCGGCAATCCGTACATGCAGGCCGCACTAAAGCCTGGGTTCGATGCTGCTACAACGGCTTACCAGGACGCAATCAACCAGATGCGTTCTAAGGCCTCTGCCGCAGGTCGCTACGGGACTAACGAAGCACTTATGAGCCAAGAGCAACGCGCACAAGGTGCGTTAGCAAATGCGCTAGCTTCCCAGGCAGGACAGCTTGGTTATCAGTCCTACGAGGCTGAAAGGGGTAGACAGCAACAAGCCCTTGGGATTGCTCCAGGTCTGGCCGCACAGGACTACTCGGATATTGGGCAACTCGCACAAGTCGGGCAGGCTACCGAGGCTTACCAACAAGCGGCACTTGCTGACGCGCTACAGCGTTTTAACTTCCAACAGCAACAACCTTACTCCAATCTACAGTCCTTCTTGTCTGCTGCTTACGGTGCGCCTATGGGGCAACAGACCGTACAACCCACTTACTCTAACCCACTTGCAGGTGCGCTAGGTGGTGCTCTTGTTGGGTCTAAGCTAGGTGCTTCGGTTACTCCGTTGGGGCCTGTTGCTGGCGCAGCGTTAGGTGGTCTTGCCGGACTGTTTGGGAGGTAATCATGTCTACTAGCAACTTCCTTGGTGGTTTATTTGGGCAGATGCCTTCTTACATCGGTGGCTTACTAAGCCCAGAAGAACAAGAGAAGCTCAAACAAGAAGCGCAAAACCAAGGGGCGCTAAACCTTGGTCTTAGTCTGTTGGCGGGGTCAGGAAGAAGTCCTGTACGCAGAACGACGGGCGAACTTGTAGCTCAAGGGCTACAGGCAGGCCAACAAGCCTATCGTGGTGCTACTCAGCAGGCAATCCAGGACAAGATGTTGGGGTTGCAATTTGCTGAAATGGCTAAGAAACAAAGAGCAGAACAAGCGTTGCCTGGGTTGATTGAAAGCGCAATGGTTGCTCCTCAACGAGAATTTACAGACCTTGAGCGCATGGAGATGAGAACTCCGTCTGTAGCCACAGGGCCAGCGCAGTTCAATCCACAGCAATTCTTGCAAAGGGCTGCTGCTGTAGGTGTATCTCCATCTGTTGCGATACCGCTTGGGCAACAAATTCAATCGTTCACAACACCAAAAACAGTTAAGTTAGGTGCTGGCGAAGCTCTTGTTGAAGAATCAACTGGTCGCGAGGTTGCAGCAAGGGCAAAGCCCGCTGAGTACAAAACATTTACCACTGATGCAGGGACTTTTGCTTACGATGTAAATAATCCAACAGCCTCGTTCAAGATAGCGGACGCAGCAGGAGAAACTTATACCGGAGATGCGGCCACTGTTGCTAAATCATTGTATGGTTCTGCAAAAGTACCTCCAACTCAAGAACAAAGGAATGCAATTCTAAAGGGAACAATCGAATTAAAAAGATCTGGTGCAACGAAACTTGATGTCAATGTTCCTACCCAAAGCAAGTTTGGCGAAGGCATTATCGATACTTATAAAGAACTGCAAAATGCTGGAAACAATGCAAGGCAGACGCTTGGTGTAGTTAATCAACTTACAGGATTCTTGGATGCCGGTGTAAAAACTGGATTCGGTGCTGAGTCAAAGGCTGCGCTTAATAGAATAGGGCAGGCCATAGATCCCAACTTCAAGGTTGCCGAAACTGCTGGCATTGAAGCAATACAATCGGCAACGGCACAGCTTGTTCTTCCGCAAGTCAAGTCTCTTGGCGCGAACCCAACTGATAAAGACTTGGCATTTATTGCCAAATCTTCCCCAGAACTGTCTAAGTCTGTGGAAGGTAATAGGCTTATTCTTGATGCTCTTCGCGCTAAATCTGAGCGTCAACTTGCTGATGCTGAATTTGCGTCTAAGTGGGTGCAACAGAACTCAAAGATGATTGAAAGCAATCCGGTTGCTGCTAAAGCTGAACAAGACCGAGCATTAGAAAACTTTAGACAAACATCTCCCTTGTATACAAATACTGGCGATGAGTTACGTCGTAAGTTTCAGTCTCTAAAGTCTGGCGGTGGTGCTGGCTTACCTCCAGGTGTTAAAGTTTCAAGGATGCCCTAATGAACACCTACAGCGTAGAGATTCCTGGGCAGGGTAGGTTCAGAGTTGAATCTGAGCAAGAGCTTACGGACGAACAGGCTTATCAGGCCGCGCTAGCTCAAGCGCAAAAAGAACCTCCTTCGCAGCGACTTCGATCAGCAGCACAGGGTTTCACAATGGGGGCTTCTGACGAAGCTGAAGCGGCTATTGTTTCTCGATGGACAGGAAGACC